GTGCCTGACCATTGCGGTCATGCAATCTCAGCAGATCCGCAAACGCGGTGGCATCCAGCCAACTCGCTGACAGGGCAGCCCGGGCTGCAGCAGATGCAGGTGTTTCCTCCGGCAATTGCTTGGCATGGTCTAGTTGCCAAGTGGCCCGCAGACCGGAAGGATCCCACACGCGACGAACGCTACTTGGAGTTGTCCGCAGAGCCCGGCGACGCCTCGCTATCTCGTCAAATTTCCTATTGTGACGGTACGCGATCCAAAGCGCGGTCGCTGTCGTAGACGCGATAATGGCAAGAAAAATGAATGCAACTATCGACATTTGCTGGAACAGTGTCAGTGAGTTCAAGATGTCCATGAATCACCATCATTTGGGATGAGCGACTACTGCGGGCGATATGGCTGCATTGCTCGTAGTCACATGCTCCTGCCGCACCAGGCGCAGGCACGATTGGGCGAAGTGTCAATAATTGCGCCCATTAGGGAACCGGCGTTTCTGACGTTTGCGCCCCTGAAATCGTAAGTTCTGTCGATGCGCAACAATGACAGCGCCCACGGTCATCGCTACCGCCCACACAATGATGATTGCGGCGAACAGAGTCATCTGTTGGAAGGTGGACAACGTTTCCAGGAAATTCATTGGATACCTCGCGGGAGAATGCGGCAGCAAGCCACCGGCACGCGCTACTGCGGGCCTTACTTCGCCTCTGCGTCTACAAGCCCAGCGCGAATTCTGACGCATTTTTCCGCTTTCTGGGCGATCAAAATTGCTATCGACCGATCAGGCGTGCGGGCGCTATGGCTGCAAAGTGCGGGCGGGATGGCTGCATCAACGACGGGAACTCTTCAGGCCGTAAGGCTGGCGTCAAGCCGGGCGGGGAGGGCCATCCGCCCACACTTGAACTTCTGAATGCGCAATGACACTTGCAGATCAGAAGCAAAGGCGCAGAATCAAGGCTCAAGTGCGGTCTTACGGTGTGATCGTGGCTAGACCTATCAGCAACGAAGACGTCTATTTGGCTGTCGAGCAGCTTTTGAGAGATGGCTTACCGCCGACCCAAGCTAACGTCAGGCGGGCGCTTGGCGGGAAGGGCTCTGGGCCAACTCTATCCCGGGGCATTGACTCCTGGTTCCGAGAATTTGGGCGTGCCGCGATGTCTCTTAGAGCCTCAGCGGGTCCCGCCAGCTTGATGGCGAAGGAGAGCGCCTGTGAGGTGGCATCTTGTCTAGAGGCAATGACGGCCCAGCTGAAGACGGATCCTCACCAAGACATTGGTGAGCTCTTTCGATATGTGCTTGAAAGATCCGGCAACCTTTTAGAGAAGCTGGTCGCCAGGGAACGCGAGCTTGACCAACGAGCAGCCGACCTGGAGACGCTGAGAGCAAGCTTGTGGGATATGACGCCGGGAACGACGCAGACGACTGACCCTTAATAGATGGCCAATCTATAGCGCCTTATCAGGCCACAAGCAGTCATTGCCGAACAAGTAACAGATTTACATGGCGCTTGGTAACAGATTTACCTGCTTCGTCAGCAGAACCGACGAAAGCGGCCCAGCGGCGGACCCTGCGCCGGTTACTTAGCATTTCGCATAATGTATATTATGTTCAAGCATCTGCTGGGGTGGCTGGCACGGCTCTTGCCCGGCCCCCGGCTCCTACGTTGGCATGGAGCCTGATCAATGCGTGATCGGAAACTGACCGGCCCTTGGGCCGGTTTTTCGTTTAAGGGTGACCGACTGGTTACCCCCGAAGGCCGCGAGCTGCTGCCGGAAGATCTGGCATGGCTGGCCCTCACCGCTGCACAGGCACAGGAATGGCGCCGCATGATGGAGAACCGCCGCAGCCCCGGCAAGCCACGCAAACCGATGGCGTTCACCACAGCCAACGTCATCGACCTGGCCACCACGATAGACCGCCCAAGGCCATCACCAGTTCGAGGGATACGCCTTGATGCGCTCAAAGGTGCCCTCGGCGCCAATAGCGACGCCTGAGCGGGACTCGGCCGCATCGCGACCCCGACCGTCGAATCGGCCCCCACGGGGCTCCTGCGGCGATTCTGAGGCCACCTGCGCTGCTTCCTTATACGGATTGTACGCAGGGCCCCAGCGAGCCATCTGCACGCACTGGTCAATCCGCATCTGCCACTTGGTGCCTTGCTCAGTCAGGCACGTGCAGGTGCGGTCGCTGTCACCGCCAGAGGACATGCAGTAAAGGCGCGGCTCGGACTTGACCTCTCGGCCATCCATTGCCGGCATCGACCAAGGCATCTGCGAAATGCGAGGCGTGTGCGCCTCGACGTATTCCTGGGTGTTGGCGTAGTGCCGCTCACCCGCAGCTCCTCCCGCAGGAAGCGCGCCGAAGCCGCCAAGAAGCGATGAGCCAAGACTCTTGGGCTCAGACGAGCCCGCAGCCTTGGGCACCACCTTGGGCGTTTGCGGACCCCAGAAGAACCACCCTATGCTGCCAAAGATCAGCAAGCCCGCGATCACGAAAAGCAGCTTGGCGATGCGTTGCCGCCACGGCACCTTAGCCTTGGCCGTGTGCACCTCAGCCGAATCGTAATCGGCGTAGTGAACAACGGGATATTTCCACACCTCAAACTGAGCCTTGCTACGCAGCGACGACGACTTGACGTCTTCATAGCACTCAGTGAAACGGAAGATGCGCGCGGAGCCTTTGTCGTAGCTGATCAGGTGTTCATGCGACGAAATCAGTGGCCGCAGATGCGAGTCCAGGTACATGGGACTCTGCGTGATCAGGTAGATGTCGATGCCCTGATGGCGATGCGTTTCAAGGTCAAGGACTTCGGGCGGAACAGGACGGCCACCGGAACGCGTACGCCAAACCTGCTGGGCCTCATCAACGAAAAGCACTGCGTTTGCAGGCAGATCACGCCACTTGCGTGGATCAGCAAACGGCTTGACGAAGGGAGCCTTCAGGCCACGGAACCCAAAGGCGTAGACTTCCATTCCTTCGCCGTGCCGCTTGTACATCAATTCGATGGCGCGCAGCGATTTACCTGCGCCGTTCTGGCCTGTGATCAGATGAAGCATATGCCAGCCCTCCCCTACTTCTTCTTGGCAAGGCGCATCTTGAGAGCGCCTGCAGCAGCAGCGGTGGCATACGCCGAGAGGATCAAGGTCACGTACTTATCAACGTTAAGGAACCCGATCCAATCAAGGATATCGCCGGGTGCACCAGCGAATGACGCTTTGATTTGACCTAGCAGCGGCGTGACCGCGAATTTCTGCGTCATGAAATTGATGCCGAGGAATGCCAGCGCGGACAGTATCCACTGACCAACTCGTGTACCGAAAAGCCGGGAAAGACCGGCAAGCAATGGACCCCACATTAGCCACCCCCTGTCAGTGATCGGCCAAGAATGAAAGCGGCGTGCAGCCACCCGAGGAACAGCACATAGGCGGCTAGAACTGCAGCGCCCTGGCACAGCAAATCAAGGCCCTTTACGCCCATCTGCGAAAGAATGGTGTTGTTCAACGCGGGACATGATCCGCCACCGAGCCAGCCACCGGCATCGAGCCCTTCGATGCTCTCCCCCTCACTGATACCGACGAAATCAGAGGGATTCAGTGTCTCGCCGTAGTCATCGTCGCCATTGCCTTCTTTAGTGAGCTTTTCCACAGCACACCGCAGCATGTGCACTTGCTTTAACTCTGCGCACGCAACGGGATCACCACCGGTACAAACGAAGGACTGAGCGCACGTACCGTCGCCGGTGAGTGTGCCGTTGCCGTCCCCCTCCCCGGCGCCGCACATCTGCTTACGCATGACAGCGAGCTGACCGCAGGCGACCGCGTTGCCTTCGCACTGGTATGCGGCTTTGCAATTGGTTGGATCACCTGTGACCTTGCCGCCCAGCCCTTCAGCCTGACAGCCCGCACGCCACTGCTGGAAAAGCTGGGCGCACTGGATGGCATCGCCGCTGCAAACAGGGGGCTTAGCGCAGGTGCCGCTGCCACTGCCGCTGCCACTGCCTTCGCCGGGGTTTGTACCGCCGCCAGGATCGGTGCCGCCCCCGTCGCCTGGACAGGGATTGCCATCGGCATCCTTACCGCCTACAGGGCACGGCTTGGGGTCAGGGCCGGTTCCACCGCCACCACCGGGATCGGTGCCACCACCGCCGCCCGGATCAGTGCCGCCACCGCCGCCGGGGTCCGTACCGCCACCGCCGGGATCAGTACCACCCGGATCGGTGCCGGGATCGGTACCCGGACCGGGATCAGGCTTTGGCTTGGGAGGCGGGGTTTCATCACTCGACTTACAAGTGCCATACGACGAATTCGTCGAATCGTTGAAGGTGGAGTAGTAGTGGCCACCTGCCCCATCGCCGTAGAGCTTGTACGCACAACCACGCTCGCAAACCATCTGCGAAGTATTGGCCCAGCCAGTCTCTTCAGTGCGAGATAGGCACGTTGCCTTAAAGCTACGACGAACCGAAGCGTAAACGCCAGAAGAGTCGGTGGAAGGGCGAATAAAGCCCATAAGAGTGGCAGCGCCATCAGGCGCCACAAGCGGAACCCAGCGGATGCCTGGACCGTTATTTGAACGAGCTGCTTGCTCGACAGCCGCAGCCCAGGCTGCAGAATAGGCCTCACCCTGATCCGCACATTCCGCAAACTTCACATCGGGGCTGGGCGAACAGCCAACAGCCTGCGCGAACGCAGAAGGGCTGGCAACACAACCAGCGAGTGCAAGGACGACGGCTAGCCCTCGGAAGTGAGGTGACATGTCAATCCCCCACACATTGCGACCCGAGCCACATCGCGCCAACCATGCAAACGTACACGAAATAGCCCATATACGGGTGATCCAACAGTTCCATAAAACCCCCTTGCCGAATGAAAAAAGGGGCCACCGAAGTGGCCCCCACTAGATCAGCCGATCAGCTGCCCTTACGCGGCAGCTTGGCCGCAGTGATACCCAGCATGATCAGGGTGATGGCCGCTGCCACAGCGATGGCAATGCCGCCCTTGGTGGTCATGAAGGTGGCTGCACCATCGACGCTTGCGGGCATGTCGCCTCCAGCAGCCTGCGCGAAGGCCGAGGCCGACACCATCGAGCTGACGACCACCGCCGACAGCTTGGTGGCAGCGGACTTGACGCGGGACTTCATGGACTGACGGCGAGCGATAGCGATGTTCTTGTTCATGGCAAAACTCCTGTTTTGATGGGTTAACGATCAAGGCGTGCACCTTTGCGAATCAGCACCATCGCCATGACACCAGCCCACACAAGAATGGTGGCTCCACCGAGAGCGGCACCTTGTTCTGCGGTGAGTGGCGGAATGGGCGACGGTGCATCGACCCACACAACGGAGGTGCACTGTCCGTTGCTGGTATCGAACTCAGCACAGGCCGCGTACTTGGTAACTACCGATTCAGTACCGGCCATGGCGATTACCCCGCAGCCTTCGCAGCAGCCACCGGCTTGACCTGGGCGTCCTCGATGCGGAGCAACTTCATTTCGTAGCGGTTGATTTCAAGGTTGCCGTATTCGCGATTCACGCCAATGGAGCCCGGAGCCAGCGTGTAGAAGCCCGGCTCATAGGGAACCGGCTTGCCTTCAACCTCGATGGGAGCAACGTCGAAACGGTCAGGGTAGTGGTGGCCGTTGTGCAGGTACGCTTCCTGTTTGTGCATCTTGTAGGGCTTGCCGCTGGCCTTGGAAACGCCTTCGATGGTGTTGACCGAGGTCGAAACGATTTCGATGCGAACGTTCATGCTCAATGACTCCTATGTGGTATGTGGAATTGGTCGCCATCAGGGGTAAGAACTTCGATATTTCCCCGATGGCTTAGGGCGATACCGGTGCCGGTGAAGCCGTCGTAATCGAACGGCGAGAAGAAGGCCCAGCCTGCGGACAGGCCAGCCGTGAGAACCCATGCAGAAACTTTGGTGGTGATCGACGCACCGAACTTGGTTTTCTCAGTGATGCTGATGTGCCGCTTCTTAGGGTGGCTTTCGTGATGGATCACCCCTTTCAGCCACCTGGGCGCAGTAGCAAACGCAACAGGTGCGCGCTCCACCATCTTTAGCCCGCCGAAGCCCCACAGACGTGCACCCTTGGGCAGGTGATGGCCGGACTTCGACTCAGCCTTGCTCGCGTACTTGGTGATGTAGCCAACCGGCGATTTAGCGAAGACGGCATTGGTTGAACCATGAGGCCACCAACCCTGCTGATCAGGCAGCGGAGGCGTAACGCCCTTGGGGAACCACGCCACGATGTGGTAGTGCGGTCGGCCAATCTCAGTCAGCTCCATCACCCACACGTAGTGGAATTCGGGAACGTCCTTTCCCTTGGCGTTGCGGCGGAACCAGTTGCGGTAGTGGTTCAGCAGCAACGAAATATGGCCGGGGTCCCACTGACCATCGTGCCGGTACGTGAGCGTGATCAGGGCAACGCGATAAGGGCTATTGCGGGCATACACGCCCTTCTTACTGCCCTGCCTGAGGATTGGGGCACCGAACGCATCACGGAACTTGTGATCGATTGCGAGGGCAGATGCTTTGACACCTTTCGCCAACTTCGACAGGCGTGCTTGCTTCATAGAAGCCGTGGTGATTTCCATTAGCCCCCCTGCCCTTCTGACGACACGCCGACGCAGCGTCGGCAC